AGGTCAACATTAGCTGAATGGAAAAAGAAATATTCGGACATATCGAACACCCTAAAAAAGGGTAAGGAAGTTGTTGATATTGAAGTTGAAAATGCCTTGCTTAAAAGAGCCTTGGGTTATAAATATGTTGAAGTAACTAAAGAAAGAGTTACTGAACTTAACCCACACACTGGTGAGCCTGAATCAAAGTTGGTAGTTACAAAAGAAGTAGTCAAAGAAGTTCAACCTGATGTTACTGCACAAATATTTTGGTTGAAAAATCGTAAACCTGATGTGTGGCGGGATAAGCGTGATTTTGAATTAAGTGGTGAACTAAATCAAAAATCACCTTATGATGAATTGACGGTTGAAGAATTAAGGGCTTTAGCAAGGAAATGTGAAGAAGATGGTTAAGCTTAATTTAGTTGAAATTAAAAAAGCATTGGCAAGAAAAAGCTTCTTTGATTATTGTAATTTGAAAGCCCCTGATTTTTATAAACCAGACCGTCAATATCTGGTCAGATTATGTAATGAACTTCAAGAATTTTATGAAAGTGATGATGAAGTTTTAATCGTCAACTTGCCCCCAAGACATGGGAAGTCAAGAACAGCGGGTAATTTTGTTGAATGGGTTCTTGGTAATAACAAACATGAAAAAATCATGACTGGTTCATACAATGAAACCCTTTCAACTATGTTTTCAAAGAATGTGAGAAATACAATTCAAGAAGTCAAAGTTGATAAAGACAAGATTGTTTATTCTGATATATTTCCAGGTATCAAAATTAAGTATGGTGATGGTGCAATGAACCTTTGGAGTTTGGAAGGTTCCTATAATAACTATCTTGCAACTTCACCAACTGGAACTGCAACAGGTTTTGGTTGCACTCTTATGATTATTGATGACCTTATTAAAAATGCCCAGGAAGCTTATAATGAAGAAGTTCTTCAAAAACATTGGGATTGGTTTACTAATACAATGCTTTCCAGGCTTGAAGAAGGCGGTAAAATCATCATCATTATGACCAGGTGGGCAACTGGTGATTTGGCTGGAAGGGCTTTAGAACATTATAAGGAACAAGGTGCAAAAGTAAGGCATATAAGCATGAAAGCTTTACAAGAAGATGGAACAATGCTTTACCCTGAAATACTTTCAAGAAAATCTTATGAAGCAAAGTGTAAAGCTATGGGTATTGAAATTGCTTCAGCTAATTATCAACAAGAACCTATTGATATTAAGGGTAGGTTATACACCAACTTTAAGACTTACACCAAATTACCTATGGATGATAAGGGTAATCTTTTATTTACATCAATTAGAAATTACACTGATACTGCTGACCAAGGTAATGATTATCTTTGCAGTATTAATTATGGTGTTTATAATGGTGAAGCTTATGTTCTTAATGTGTTATATACAAAACAACCAATGGAAGTTACAGAACCAGCAGTTGCAAAGATGCTATATGAAGATAAAGTAAACATTGCAGATATTGAATCCAATAATGGTGGTAGAGGATTTGCAAGGCAGGTTGAAAGAATACTACATGAAAAATATAGGACTAATAGAGTTCAGATTAACTGGTTCCATCAATCCAAGAATAAGAAAGCAAGAATACTTTCAAATTCAACTTGGGTTATGAACCATGTTTACTTTCCAGTGAATTGGAAAGATAGATTTCCTGAATACTATGAAGCAATGACCAAGTATCAAAAAGAAGGTAAAAATCTTCATGATGATGCACCTGATGCTACAACGGGAATTGCTGAAAAAATTAATGCAGGTCAAACATTTAGCTTTGATTAGAACCTTTGATTTATTTCAAAGGTTTATTTTTATTAGTTCATGAAAAGGGGTGAAAATGTGTTTAATCTTGGAAATGTGATGAAGAAAATTAACCATATAATTTCTGAAGGTGCTAAAACCATTATGACTGATACACAGTTCCTTGAAAAAGAAATTAAGAAGTTTAAGAATTCACCAAAACGGATGGCAATGATTACTGGGGAAAAATACTATCTTGGTGAACATGACATTTTACAACGGAAAAGAACTGTTATTGGTGAAAATGGTGAACTTCAGGAAGTTGATAATCTTCCCAATAATAAAATCATTGATAATCAGTATGCAAAATTAATTGACCAAAAGGTTAATTATTTACTTGGGCAGCCATTAACTTTTGATACTGATAATAAAAAGTATGAAGAAAAATTAAAGAAAATCTTCAATAAGCGGTTCCACAGAATATTGAAAAACCTTGGGGAAGATACATTAAATGCTGGTATAGGTTGGTTACACCCCTATTATAATGAACATGGTGAATTCTGTTTTAAGAAGTTTGCACCTTATGAAATACTTCCATTTTGGAAAGATGCTGAACATACCATTTTGGATATGGCGGTTAGGATTTATGAAGTGGAAGGTTATGAAGGTGATAGGGAAGTAATCATTGAAAAGGTTGAAGTTTATGACACCAATGGTATTCATAGATATGAATTAAAGGATGGTGTTCTAATTCCTGATGTTGAAAATCCATCTTCAAGTTATATGGTTGTAATTGATGAAGAAGGAAAAGAAACACATTGGAATTGGTCAAAGGTTCCACTGATACCATTCAAATATAACAATAAGGAAATCCCACTTATCAACAGGGTAAAAACCTTACAGGATGGTATTAACACCATTGTTTCTGATTTTATGAACAATATGCAGGAAGATGCAAGGAATACAATTCTGGTCATTAAAAACTATGATGGAACAAACCTTGGTGAATTTAGAAGGAACCTTGCACAATATGGTGCTGTTAAAGTAAGAACTGTTGATGGTGCAGATGGTGGTATTGATACCCTTGAAGTTACTGTTAATGCTGAAAATTACAGGACTATATTGGAAATATTCAAAGATGCACTTATTGAAAATGGGCGGGGTTTTGATGCTAAAAATGACAAGATGAATGGTAATCCAAACCAAATGAATATTCAATCAATGTATTCTGATATTGATTTGGATGCTAATGGTATGGAAACAGAATTTCAGGCTGCTTTTGAAGAACTTCTTTGGTTTGTCAATGTTCATCTTGCTAATACTGGCAAAGGTGATTTTGAAGATGAAGAAGTTACAGTTATATTTAATCGGGATATTATGATGAATGAATCTGAAATAGTTGAAAACTGTCAAAAATCAATGGGCATCTTGTCACATGAAACTATCATTGGTCAGCATCCATGGATTTCTGATGTAAGTAATGAATTAGAAAGGATTAAAGAAGAAAAGAAATCAGCTATGGATGAATATTTGGATTCCTTCAATCCTGTAAAGCAGCCATATAATGAAGATGGTGACAGTGATGAAGAATAATGCTTACTGGAAAAGAAGAATGGAAATGCTTGAAACTGCCCAGCTTGAAAAAGGTCAAAGGTTTTATGCTGACCTTGAAAGGCAATACAGAATTGCTTCAGCTAATATTGAAAAAGAAATCAATAATTGGTATCAAAGATTTGCAGAAAATAATCAAATTACTATGGCTGAAGCGAAGAAACTTCTTAAAACTGGTGAACTTGCTGAATTCAAGTGGAATGTTCAGGAATACATTAAATATGGTGAAGAAAATGCACTTAATCAACAGTGGATGAAAGAACTTGAAAATGCTTCAGCAAGGGTTCATATTTCTAGGTTAGAAGCATTAAAAATTCAATTGCAGCAACAGGTTGAAGTATTGTATGGGAACCAATCAGATGGACTTGATAAATTGCTTCGTGATATTTATTCTGAAGGTTATTACCATACAGCTTTTGAAATTCAAAGGGGTTTCAATATTGGTTGGGATTTACATGATTTAGACAGCAATCAACTTGATAAGATACTTTCAAGACCATGGTCATTAGATGGTAGAACTTTCAGTGATAGAATATGGGTGAATAAACAACAGCTTATTGGTTCACTTCAAACACAATTAACCCAAGCAGTTATAAGGGGTGAATCACCTGATGTTTTAATTAAGAACCTTGCCCAGCAACTGAATGTTGATAAGAATAAAGCTGGAAGGTTAATCATGACTGAATCGGCTGCTTTTGCTTCAGCAGCACAAAAGGATTGTTTCAAAGCCTTGGATGTTGAAAAATATGAAATTGTAGCAACCTTGGATAATAGAACAAGCCAAATATGTCAAGACCTTGATGGTGAAGTATTTGATATGAAGGATTACCAGGTTGGTGTTACAGCACC